TGACTATGTCATATAATTTTGGACCAAACAACTCATTCACATGGAAATCGGATGATGGGGTGCCTTTTATACTATCTATAGGGTCTGATAATGGGTTACAAATACTTCAGTTTAATTGTCCTGTCAAACATGGTTTATCTATTGGGGAATATGTTCAATTACTGTCTGGATTTACATACAACAATGTTGATACATATCAAGTTTATAGTTTGGGTAATAACACTTACGGTTCGGACGAATATATTTTCAACCTTTATAATGTTGGATACACGGGTAATACTTTTTTTTCAAGTAAAACTGGAACTTTCAAAAGAATAATTGACATTTATAATTCAGGAGAAACCAAGTCTAGGTATTATGTAAGAAATCATAAAATTATATCTAATGCTCAGGATACCATTACTACTCGAAGTGCTTTTGAAGAAAATTCTTATGCAAACAAATCTTCCTACCAACTGTCGGCATTAACACCAAATAAGATCGCTAAGATATTTCAGTATCAAAGTTCATATACATATAACGTAACATTTGAGCGTGATTTAGATTTAACAAATTTATTAGACAACAACAAACGACCTGTTTCAGAAATATTTGCGTCGTTCCAATGGGTAGGATATTTTGGATGGCATAATCGATTACAGAGGGGTTGGCAATTTAATTTAACAAGTGGTGCGACAAATACATGGTTCGATTTCACCAATTCGGACTCAATAGAAGATGTTAGAACATCCCAATATTCAAGAGTTTCTAGAGGATTATTCAACACGACTCCAAATTATTTCAATTTTACAATCAATTTACCAAAACAAAGTGGTGATACTGTTCTTGGAGATTTTTGTGAGTTTAACGACACAGAACAATTGGAAAGGGTCATATCTCCGTATATGAATAAATTTACTTACAATCAATCGTTATTTACAACTGATGTCACCGCAAATCAAACAAATCCGAATGGGTTTTATTATCAAGTTCATTTTCCTGTAAGAATTAAAACTTTTTCTAATTATGTAGAAACTGCACCCCCCAATTTGGTGGATGTAGTTCCTAGTTACGCTTTTTTTTCAGAAAATCAAAATCTTTGGTTGTGGAGAGATCTCTACACTTATGGGTTTATCGATGATGAAGGAAGAGGAGTTGACTTTCCATTTCTAAATGAAGCACATTACCCATTTGGAAACATAACATTCAGATTGTTCTCTGATGAATCATCTTTCAATCCAATTGATTATTATCAAATAACAATACAACCTTTAATAGATCCGTGTGAATAAAATCGAAGTTATATTTAATAACCAATCAAAAGATTTGGTAATTCCACTAGAATCCTCATGGGATTTCTATGGTCAACAGGAGGGTGTTGAAAAATTTGAACAGAGTGTCTTGGAGCAAATTATTAACAAAGACCAAGATTTCGAAGTTTCAAGATTTGAACATAAATCCTACTACACAAATGTTAAAGAACAAACATCAATAAACTATGAGTTTTGGTTGTACAATCCTAACGTTATTAACACAACTACGACGATACCTGCATTATCAGGTACTTGGGAAAACTCATATACATCCAAGTTTTCTAACTTGGACATTTATTATCAAAGGCCTAATTTCAATAAATCTTTTTGGAAATTAGATTTGTACGATACACCAAATAATATTAATCAGAAAGTCTATATTACTATTATTTTACCCACACATCAAGGTTTAACACAACCCTCACAGTTAGGATTTTTCCAAAATGTGTTGATAAAAAAACCAAAATACGTTTTGGATTATTTAGGGGATAAAGAAGGGTTTTTTATTTATTGGTTAAAAAAAAGAAATTATTTGGATATTAATACTTTTTATATGTCTGCTAAATTTTTTAATGGAAATACTGGACAATTCATAAGAATGTTGAATAAACCTCAATATCAATTGGCGAATACATCAAATCCATTCTCTTTTAGTCAAGAAGATTATTTCTATTATCGAGTGAACTTAGATTATACGATCCAAAAGTATGAAGTATTTAAGTATCCGAATATAGTTAGAGTAGGGACTGAACTTGAACCCATAAAGTGGTATGAATATGTAAACCCGACATAGATGGAATCCGAAATAATAAGAGTCAAAATATCACCTGAATTTTTATTAACCAATAAATCAGAAATTCAAGTTTCAGGTGAAACATATGGAGTTTACTCAGGAGTTACTCAAATGCTCAAAAGTGGACCCAACGGGTCTTCTTTGTTTACAGGATTTACCATTCCAATCTTACTTACCCAAACAACCATTGATGTAGGTTATTTTTCTGTTTTTGATGGGGCATTATCTCAACTCAATGTTGTAACTAATTTTATATTTTCTTCTACTACAGGTAACCCATATACTTGGTACATTTACAATACATCCGACAATGAATTCAAATCATTTCTTGATTTATCATCCTACCGAGTGGATTGGGGTGATGGATCGCCTTTAGAAACAATCACAGCGTATACACCAAATTCTATTGTTCACAACTATCCAAACTCACCTAGTGGTTATACAATAACACTACAACAAGTAAATCCTTGGGGAAACACAACAGTCTTCAAACAAATCAAAACCCCATACCAACTAGTTCCAATATTGGACCCAACTGGTGAGGCGTATTTCACACCGATGGTCGGTAGTTGGACAGGAACTCCAATTTCTTATAATTTTATTTTCAGTGGTGATGCTGTGAACAATGTATCAGCTCAAATAAGTTCAGCATACATTACAGTTCCTTTTACTGTAAGTGGTATTACAACATCAAGACTAAGAGAATTATACATTTATGGGCCTCCACCAAATTACATTATCAATGTACCAGTCATACAAAACGGGGATATATTCGGAATTATTACAGATATCAATCCCGTATTTACCGCATATACTATTCAAAATATAGACTTTTTTGATTATAGTGATGGTACTTCAATTTATTTTTTAAACTCTAGTGGATTAACAGAGAATCATTTAGTTGCTGATCCGTTGGTTAAAGAAGAATTCTTATTAGGAGTCGTTTCAGAACCTGAAGTACAATCTGACATATTCATTGATCGTGGTAAAAATTCAGCATTAGAAAGAATTCAGAGGCTTGGTGAAATTGATAGTTTTAGGGATTTAACTACTTATGGTTATGGATTTTTTGATGTTAGCTAAAATGAAATTTCGATATTTATAAATAAAGTAAACTAAAAAAAAATGGCAATAGGTACATACGGAACAATAAGACCTGCGGACTGTTCACCTGAAGATGTAGAAATTTTAATGAACTACACACCTTCTAGGGACGTAACAAATGATTTTGTACTTACAAAATTAGATGCAACACAAATTTTAAGACCCTACTTTAACAACGCACAAACTGGGGGTAATGATAATGAAATTTTGGGGGGTCTTTATAATCTGAGACTACCAGCGGAAACGTTTACTCAACTTGGAATTTATACATTATACATTCGTCCAGCTCAGATAAGAACATCAATCACTGACTGTAATGTGCTTTCTGCTCTACCAAATGTTAAAGGTATAATAATTGATTTATCTAATGTACCAAGTCAATATGTAAATAAATTCCAAGCTCAAGGGTTAGTTGGTTTCAGGGTGGAATATCTCGATAGTAATGGAAGTAAAATTCCAAATTTTTTCAGAATAATAACATCTAACTTTTTTTGTGAAGCAATTGTTCAAAATCTTACAAACACATCACAAAAATCAATTAGATACCGATATAGTGAAGGTCAAACTAATTTAGTTTTTTGTACAGTATCACCTAGTAGTTCACCAAGCAATAATCCAGCGGCAACACCTTATATTGGTCAACCTGGACAAAATATTATCATTTCGAATACGTTTTTCAATCCTGTAACGGTAGAGGTTCAGGTAACCCAATATGATTTGGAAACACTGAATATTGCATTTTACGGTAATCAGACCAAGTCTATGGAGGATGGTATCTATACAATATACGATCCACAAAATAACATATATCAACAATTCAATCTTTATGAAATCAAAGATGAGTTCGATAACCTATTGTTTGAGGTTAAACAAAATAGAGGTGAAAATATCGATTTCAGTAAATCTTTTCAATTAATAACACAACAATAAGTGAATGGAAAGAAGGTTTTTTCGAACTAACGGAGCATCAGGAGCCGATACACCATTTGACAATATTGTTGGCTTACAAACGGTGACTGGTGGAGGGTTAACTCAAGGTAATTTTGAGTTCGATATTTCTTTGTCCGAAAAAAACAATAGAACCTTCAACATCGGAGTTTTTGGAGATCCAATATCATTGGATGTTTTAGGATTGACCTCGGTAAACGAGTCACGAGAATTACAATCAAAAGAATACAGAGTTTTTCCGAATATTGACTTATCGTTAGTAACCAATTTCACTCTTTATGGTTCACTGAGAAAACGTCTAGAAGTCTCAGTTCAACGAATACTTGGTTTTTTCCCTGCAGGGCTACAAATAGATTTTTTAGATTTAGATTATTCTACAGGAAATACCGCTTACAATATTTCTTACAATCAGATATCAGATTTGACAACATTAACAATAAACGTTAGTAAAATCCAGAATCCTTTTTCAATCGATTATAGTTCTAAATCAAGAATTAATTTACAAAATAGAGAGTCGGAATTTTCACCAATACGAGATTTAACTAATCGTTTCAGGGATTACGTCTTGGTGGTTGATGGGGTTAATTATACTATTATAGATTTTAGACCATCAGATAGTTTAACTTCAGGAACTATCACATTAAAAATTACAGGTAGACCTTTTGACACGAGTGTCACAAATTCAAATCTTTTAATAAGACCGAGTGATTTTTATGTTGAAAAAATATTTTCTGAAGATTTTGACGAAGTAGTTCAATTTTTATTGAACAGATTAGTTACACCAAAATATACTGCAACTTTTGCAGTACCTGTCGAGGGGGATAACGGAATAGCCGCAATACAAGCTAAATCGATTACCTTTCCTCTAGATGGTATTTGGAATCTAGACATTAGGACTAACAATTTCGAAAACTATTTGAGTAAACTTAACGAAATCGGCCAACAATTTGATGAGTTTAAAACCAACTTAGTTACAAGGTTTTTGACAACAAACTCTTTTTTAGAATTTGACACCCAAGACCAAAAAGTGTTCAAGGTACTTCAAATTTATGGTAGGAGTTTTGACCAAATAAAATTATACATTACCGCACTTGCGAATATGACAAGTGTACAATACCAACTAGGTGACACCATACCAGATGAGTTGTTAAAATATTTAGCACAAACGTTGGGTTGGAACATAAATGTTTCACCAATTGTTCAACAAGGTTATTTACAATCAACTTTATCAACATCAGGAGTAACTCAATATGAAGGTTACTCTCGAGAATTAACAGAAAATGAAATTAATTACAACTTTTATCAAAACTTAATTTTAAATTCAGCCTATTTGTATAAATCAAAAGGAACGAGAAAAGCAATCGAGTTTTTACTTAGATTTTTGGGTATACCCGAAGCTGTTACCGAGTTTAACGAATTTGTATATGTTGCAGATCAAAGAATTGATATGCAAAAATTTTATGACCAATTGTTTCAACTTACAGGTGGAACATATGTTAATGAGGTTACCGAATACGATTCTGAAATAACTTTTTCGATTTACGGAATAACCTATACAGGTTTCAGTTCTTCAACAATCGTACAATCAGTGAGTGTTAATTTCGACGACTACCCTGTTGATGAATTGGGATATCCATATGCTCCTATCGA